ACTTGACGAAGCTTTAAAAAAATAAACCCGAAGCGGACACTTCGGGTAAATTAAATATTAACCAATTAATTGATTAACTAGATGAGCAAAGATAATAGAAATGAACGAATCCACCAACTGCCTGCAGGCTTATTGGTTGGTGATAAAAGCACCGAACTAATTGGGTGCCCAGACACGAAAAAAGTTTTTTTCCTTTCAGACGGAAATACAAGGCCATTCGCAGACTTGGATAAACCTAAAAAAGCGAAACTATTTGAAAAAATGTTGTCAGATACTCCTGCAATGAATGATTTAAAAGACAAACCTTTTGATGAAGCGCTAGAGCAATTTTCATTTTGTGTGTTTGGAGCTGCAGATGCTTCTCCTGATTTTGATACAGAAGGAAATTTAAAAACAGATGACAATTTTTTATGCTCTAACAATTGCAAGTGTTTAAAATGGGAATCCAAAAACATTACTGTTGACGGTAAAAAAATTACTCCGCGCCAATTAGAAATAATTCAATTACTAGCAACTGATTTGGCTTACAAACAAATTGCTGATCAATTAGAAATTTCAGAAGCTACCGTGGACACCCATCGCTCAAATATTTTCAAACTTTTTAATGTTCACTCCAGAGCAGGAATAGTAACCAAGGCTATGGCTCAAAAAATCATTCAATAATTATGATGCTACAGTATAAAGGACAAGAGGCATTGGATATGATTAAAGAGTATTATCCGCATAATTGGAAAGTATTAATTGCCGAGAAAAAACAAGTATTAGTGAAAATCATGAACGCATACAAGAGTACTCCAGAAAACGCATTACGCATATATATAGAGGCAGGTTGTACGAGTGAAGCTTCACTACTAATGTTTTCGGCATTACACCAATTACTTACAGAAAAGGAATATAAAAAAACAGCTACTGCAGCTTACATAAACCAAATGAGAAATGACTCCGAACAAGTACAAAAACAACTTCTCGCGCTTGGCGACAGCACGAGAATTGAGACTCAGCAGATCAGAACCATTTATACCGAAAAACTGGCACAGCTCAACAGTCAAATTAACGAACACATTAACTCCTTCGAGGTTGTTAGTCCCACATTCGTTATCGATCAACTCGGACTGTTTGACAACACCAACAGACCTAACAATTAAAGAATATTACGAACTCCATTTAAAACAATAATATGTACGTAGAAAGTAGTTTAGATAAAGTTAGAGATGCTGATATAGTTACCATTGTTAACCATTACACGCCTTTAAAACGTGCCGGTTCGTTGTATGAGTGTAAATCGCCTTTCTCAGAAGATAATACACCATCCTTTAAAGTGAGTCCTGCAAAAAACAACTGGGTTTGTTACAGTAGTGATCAAATGGGAGATAATATAAAATTTGTGATGATTAAGGAGTCATGCAGTTTTGTAGAAGCGGTTAAAAAAATAGCGTCAATATGTAGTATTTATTTGGAGGAGGAGCAAGTATCCGAAGCTGTATTGCAAGTTCGCTCGCAAAAGGAGGAGATGTTTAAGTTAATGAACGGTGTTGCAAAAAAATACACGAATAAGCTGAAGCAGTTGGGTGCTAAACATTGGGTTTCAGAAAAGGTTGCAGAATTACAATTAACCAAAGAAACACTACTTAATTTCTCAATCGGTTTTGCTCCAGATGACTGGAAGTTTATAACAACTGACGTTTTAAATGCAGCGAAATTTACAGCTGCAAAAAGCACTGGTATAATAACTGTAAAAGCTGAAAAGAGTTATGATTTTTTCCGTAACCGGTTAATGTTTCCTATTCAGGATGTAAATGGAAACGTTATTGGTTTTGGAGGTAGGTGTGCCGATGATGACCCACAAAAGGATAGTGGCCGTAAATACATCAATTCTAAAGAAAGCGCTATATACGCTAAGAGTAAAACCTTGTACGGTATTTATCAAGCTAAAGGTGCAATGACTAAAAAGCGCACTTCTTTTTTAGTAGAAGGCTATACGGATGTTACCGCATTGCATCAAAACGGAGTTCCATATTCAGTAGCTTCTGGAGGAACTGCTTTAACGGATGATCAATGTAAATTACTTTCTCGTTTTTCTGACCATACTATAATTGGTAGGGATAATGATGGTTTTGATGCTAACGGAAATGTAAAAGCAGGATTAAAAGCGGCTTTAAAAGATATTGATAAACTACTAAAAACAGGGCAAAAAGTTTCTGTAGTAGTATTCCCTGAAGGAGAGGACCCGGATAGTTATAGTCGAAAACATGAAAATATTGAGGAGTTTATAAAAGAAAACACGCAGGATGCTGTAAAATGGAAAACTACATTTCTGTTTAATCAAGCAGCTAATGATCCTGATGCGTTTTCGGGAATGATAAAAGAAGTGGCTAACATGCTTTTTGCTATAAAGGATGATATTAAGCGTGGACAGTACATTGATGTTTGCCGAAAAATAGTAAAACTACCTATTAAAACCTTACGTGAAGAGATTGATAAAATTGGTGCAAAAGTATTAGCAAATGCAGAAAGTAGTGCTCCAGATAAAACAACTTCGGAGGATTTAGGCTTACCTCACGGAGCAGATTTTGAAGAGTTTAAAAATTTCAGATATGTTACTGTAGGGAACGCATGTTGGTTTCAAGGTAGGAGTGCCAACTTTTTTAAGGGTACCAACTTTAAATTAGAGCCATTATTTCACGTGTATGGTAAAGATGAAAACAAGCGTTTGTGCGAAGTAGTTAATGAGGAAGGGCAAAAGTCCTTAATTGATTTTGATACTGCCGATTTTGTAAGTAGAGCAAAATTTGAGGAAGCATTATTATTTGAAGGTTTTTTTGTATGCCTTGAAAATTTTGGAGCAGTACAATTTACCTTAATGCGTAACCGTATTTTATCGGATTTTATTAAGGCTTATGAATTGAAAACTTTAGGATGGCAACGTGAAGGCTTCTTTGCTTTTGCAAACTGCATACATCATAAAGGAATATTAAAAAACGTTGATAGCTACGGAATTGTGCAATTAGAGGAATTGCCATCTAGCAGTAGTAGTGATTATAAAACAGATATAAAACATTTTTACTCTCCAGCATTTTCTGAAATATATAAAAATTCAAGGGATGATGATGATCCGTATGAAAATGACAGACACTTTATTTTTAAGCAAAGTCCCGTAGCTTTTCATACATGGATGAAGCAGTTTAAAAAGGTATATGACACTAAAGCAATAACTGGAATTGCTTTTATGTTCGCTTCCATGTTTCGTGATATTTTCATGACCAGGTACGCGCAATTTCCACACTTATTTTTAACAGGAGAAAAAGGATCTGGTAAATCGAAATTTGGAGAAAGTTTGGTAGCCTTATTTACCTATAAGCAGGAAGCTTTTGATTTAAACTCAGGAACACCGGTTGCATTTACAAGGCGTATGTCGCGCTTTAAAAACGTACCAACTATGTTAGAGGAGTATCATGATGATGTTTCTAACATGATTTTTCAAATATTAAAAGGAGCTTTTGATGGTCGTGGTAGAGAAATGGGGCGCGCTACTGGAGACAGTAGAACCAAAACTACTCGTGTAAATTCAAGCTTAATAATCCTATCGCAATATTTATCAAGTAGGGATGATAACTCTTTAACCTCACGTAGTTTAATTGAGAATTTCATCAAGCCACAGGGCGCACGTACACAGGAACAAATTGAGGATTATAATTTACTGAAAGAGTGGGAGGAGGAAGGTTTAAGTAGTATGGTTATTGAAATTGTACAACACCGTAAGTATATTGAAGATAACCTACATAAAAATTATGCAGCAATAACAAAGGACCTAAAAAAGGAGCTAAAGGATATTGAATATGAGGAACGTATGTTGTTAAACTATGTAACCTTATTAACTCCAATAAAAATACTTTGGGATAAGTTTCAATTTCCTTTTACCTACAAGGAAATGCGTAGCCAATTTATAGAGTCGATTATTGATAGTTCTGATTTAATTGTAGAGTCGGAAGGTTTGTCGGAATTCTGGAGAGCTATGGAATATTTATTGGACCGCAAACCATATGCATTATTAACTCCTGGACAGCACTATAAAATAGACACTCCTACAGAAGTGAAGTTACAAGGTAGAAAAAATGAAAAAAAGAAACCTTGGGTAAACCAACAGCGCGACCAAATTATTTTTATCCGTTTAGGAGCTGTACACCAATTATACCGTGAGTATGTTAGTAAACTTGATGGGGTACAAGTAATTACCGAAAACACTTTGCGTAACTATTTCAAGAGTAAAAAATACTATTTAGGTTCCGTAAAATCAGAACGTTTTACTGACACAAGCACCTCGGGATATGTGTTTAACTATACGCAAATGCTAAAAGGAGGTGTGTTGAATTTAACCAGGGAAAAACGAAAAGATGAAGTTTCTGATTTAAGTAAAGCAACAGCGGATGCTGCAGAATTAAATGCACAAGTATTAGAGCCAGTTATTCCTAGTAGTGATGACAACGACGATCTACCATTTTAAAACGAAAACACCATGAACAGAATATTTCCAAAATCACTTTTTACAATTTCAGAGCAAGAATCAATCACAACATTTGAGGCTATTTATTTAAAACGAATCATTCCTAAAGGATTAACTATCTCGGACTATAGTATTCCTGAGAAGCTTATTGAACTTGAAGACACTTCTACAGGAGAAAGAATATGGGTTGGTATGAAAGAGTTTTTTAAAACAAGAATAATTGAAGATATAAGTCTTAGGGTGCAGCTTGAAAAACAGATAGCTTTTATTTATTTAAAAGAGATAAAAGTAACTGAGTTTAGGAAGAGACAATATCTAACTCCTGTATACATCAACGATTTACCATTTTAATAATAATTAACAGTAAGTACTATGGAAGCAATAGAGCAAATTGAAATTAAAATGAATTTACGTCCTGCTGAAAAGGACGATTTAATAAATCATTTCAATCAACTCAAACAAGGTCAAATTTACTTTGTAAGGAGTGGTGTTAAAAATGCCTTTGATCCCATTCCATATTATATATCTGACACTACCGATCGTAAGGAGTTAGCACGAATGAATATGTATAATCAAATTTATGTCCCTATAGGATATTTCGATGATCCGAATATAAAAGTTACCAATACAGAATTACAAACACAATCATAATTAATAACCATTTAAATTTTAAAATCATGCCAGTACCAGTAACAAAAAAAGCAGTAAAAACAACTGTAAAACGCTTTACAGTAAGTAAAGGAGAAGAGCAAACGTTAAACACGAGCAGTCGTAATAAAGCACTTGCTGAAGTAACAGCTTTACAGGTTAAAAAAGAGCCTTTAATTAAGTTGCATGATAGCGAAACCTCAGACACTCTATTGTGGAAAATGGAACGCTATAAAAAAAACTATCGGTTATCAAAAGAAACACCAAAACCCGAAACAGCTACAGCATAACTGTAAACCTGATACACTTTGCAAAGCCGTAAGCTCGCAGTTCTTTTTTGATGAATGTGCCTATTGCGGAGTGTTATCAATATAACCATAAAACACTAACGTTCTTACTTTATTTATTCACGCTAAGAATATCCAATCCCGCATTTGAGTGTTTTGCGGGATTAACCAATTAAAAATTACAATTAACTAGAAAAAACGGACAAAATGATTAATCAATTATCAATAGAAATACACGAAAATAATAAGGCTAAAGGCTTTTACGAAGGAGAGAAAAACATTGGCGAAATACTTTGTTTAATACATAGTGAAGTGAGTGAAGCTTTAGAAGCTGACAGAAAAGGAATCTATATTCCAATCGAAAACAGAATAGAATGGGTGAATGAGTTAAAAAACAATGATGAGTTTAAGTCAGACTTTAAGCAAATTGTAAAAAACACATTTGAGGATGAATTAGCAGATATAATGATCCGGGTAATGGATTTAGCAGCTTATAAAAACATTGACTTAGAGAGTCATATAAAAGCAAAGATGCGTTACAATAAGACAAGAGGATACATGCACGGTAAAAAGTATTAACTCATGAACATACTAACAGCAAAAGCAGGAGACCAAATAAAAGTTTGGTTAAAGGATATAGGAGAGCCAGAAGGAGGTATTTGGGTTACCAATACTGTAAAGGAGCATAACGGAGAGTTGTGTTTATGGGAAAACGATTGGAATTACACCGATTTAAAAAACGACCCACCCTTACCACTTACTTTTTTTACCAATGATCCTATTGAAATATTAGAACCACAAACAACAAATTAATTATGAAAAAACATTTATACAAAGTAACCACATTAAATCAGCAACATATATACGTTACTGCAGGGAGTATTTCTGGAGCAGAATCAAAAGCGAAAGCGCAAAAGGAGTGGAGTATAGACGACACTACAAACCCGATAATGGAAATTCAGTTTTTAACGAATACAGTAATTGATTAAAAATATACCAGATGGAAAAGGATATGATAACGGAGGCTATTGCATTATTAAATACTGCAAACTATGATAGTGAGACTCTAAACCACAAAAGAGATGAAATTGTAAATAAACTGAAGCAGAAATTAAACATATATAGTACTAATAGTAGTTTTTTGATGTACAAAGACTGGTTTACATTCACTAGTCAAGAAGATGGTGTAATTGGACTGGCTGAGTGTCCAAACTGCAATGATACAGTTGTATACGATGATGGGTGTGTAAAATGTGACACAGACTTTGAGTTTAACTAACGTTTAGCTATGTGGCGTATTTTCTGCAAGAAATATGCGCTCATAGGTGATGTTATAAGTAGTTTTTAATAATAATTAAATAAAAAAATAAGATGGTGAAATTAACAATAAAAGAAAACGCGTACCAAATAGATTTTAACAAAGTTGATGAGGGCTATTTGTATGGAGAATGTATTTGTTATGCTGAAAATGTAAACAAGGCAAAATCAGAATTATTATCTGAAGTAGAAGATTGTAAAAATTATTTGGGTGATGATATTACGTACTTAAATATTCCAGTAATTAGATGCAAAAGTTCTGATAAAGTTGAGTTTAAAGGAGAAGTTATAAAACGATATGAAGTTGAAAGGAAAATAAGAATAGAGGAGCTTAATAAAAAGCTGGATTCTTATTTAACCGATAGTAGTATTACACATTGCTACATAATGAAAAGAGGAACTTATTATGGTTGGAATTATAGCGGATATGTAAGCTACAAAACCTTTGCTGGAGTTTACACAAAAGAAGATGCCGTAAAAGAATGTAAAAATTTAGAAGAGCTTACTTGTGTACCTATCAATAACACAGAACACAACGAATTAATACTAAATCAAGTAGCAAGAATTAAAAAAGGGTTGATTGCTAACTAATTACTTATAACGTTTAGCTATGTGGCGTATTTTCTGCAAGAAATATGCGCTCATAGGTGGTGTTATAAGTAGTTTTTTAAACAACCAATAAATTAAAATTATGAAATTAGAATTAAAACATTTAAGCCCTTATTTACCGTATAAATTACAATTAATTAGTGATGGTGGTAGAGTTCGAGGTATGGGGACAGATTATGTATTAAAAGAGTTAGAAACTGATTATGGGATAGGTCAGGTTATAAAGTTTCAAGATATGAAGCCAATACTAAGACCTTTAAGTGATTTAACGAAAGAGATTGAAGTTAATGGAGTAAAATTTTTACCACATAGAGAATTAGAGAGAGATGAATGGGTAAGATATGTACCTAATGATAATTGGAGTTGCATTACCTCTGAAAATATTAATAAAATTGAGCATAGAATATTTGTGCAATTATCTGAATGGCATTTCGATGTTTTCGGACTAATAGGAAAGGGACTTGCAATAGATATAAACGAATTGTCCTAATTACTTATAACAAGTGTATATACGTAATTTTACAGAAGCATGAAACCAACAATAACCGTAGTTTATACTATAGAATATGTAATTGATTTTGCAAAACATTACGGTTTCACAAAATGTAAGAAATGTTTCAATTTAAAAACAGGAAGAGAGATCAAACAAGCATTAAAAAGTGCTTGTATTGGTTACTATATTGACACAAAGTTCTACTCTCTTTCTAAACTAAGAAGCCATCTGGTAAAACCTATAGTCAATAATTGTCCTTTTTAAAAAAACAAAACCACCCACTAGGGTGGTTTTGTTTTTTTTTTCAAATCCTCGGACTCCTAAGTCTTTCTGAGCCATGACCTGTGATGAAAGTTAAATTACCTTTAAACTCAATGCAGTTTTGTTTAAACAGCCAATCTGAAATCCCTCTACTGTCAAACCCTCCTTTTATTGCTAATGTAACAGCGTCTTCAAAATAGATTCCTTTTTCGTGTTTCTTAATTTCATTCAATACTCTTAAATCGGTTTCTGTCAATTCCCCTAAATCCTTTTCTTTCATAATTTTATTAATGGTTTCGACAAAGTTAAGCAGAATAACAACACACTTCGACTCGTCGAATTCTCCAATCCTCGGACTCCTAAGATTAAAAAATTTTAGCAAATTTTTTTAAGCGCAAAATATACAGGTATTTCGATGTCCACAGTTCCACAGTTCCACATACTTACTTACTATAGAGTCTATCTATATGATATATAGTGTATTAAGTCTAAATAGTAACTAGTTAATTATGTGGGAAAAGTGTGGGACTTGTGGAACTATTTTTTAAGGTTCCCACAAAAAAGACTCATTCCCACAAGTTCCTCATACTTTTTTGAGGTTAACTATCTGATTAATAGCGTTGTGGATAAAAGGAACTTTTTTTTCTGAAACAGGGTGGTTTTGAGCGAGTTTTACTTTTTTTTTCAAAAAAGATAAAAACTTTCATTTTTGAGTGTTCTGTTATTCAATTCCTTATATTTACATAACCAATATTACTTACTAAAATGATTGAAGTTTCTATTCCGGTACGGAGTCATGTAAAAAAGTACCTTGAAAAACGTTATGGAGCTGTGCATACGGTTTCTAAAAAATCTTTTATCGGAATTCTGGTATTAGAGTTGTTACATAAAAAGGTAGCAAAGATTGATAAAAGTATCAACACCAAGTCCTTCTATAGTTTTATGATTCCTGAATATTACTTCAATACCAAAGGCTTCCAGTTAAACCCTGTAAAGGCTAAATTCCTTGGTAATTGCTTGGAAAAATTATTTTTTGAGGATTTCTACTCCTTTGTAGATACGGAATTGTTAAAAGGTGGGTTAAAAGCAATACAGGCAGTGCGTTTGTTTTTGAATTTATATGAAATTACGGAAGAGGAGGCAAAATTAGAAAGTATGTACCGTAATTATCAGCGACACTGTAACGATAAAATTAAAGAAAAAAAGAAACTTATAGCAAACTAATAGTTTAAAAACGCTGTAACCCCTTGCAAACACTGACGGCAAAAAACGACAGTTTTATAAAATAAATTTTACATATTATGACTTTTGATTGTACGGAACAATTAGGCGGGACTGCCGAATTAGATTTTTATTTATTAACAGAAACAAGTAATTGGCCTGTAGTACTTACGGATCAAACTTCTGCGGATATTGTGTTTACTTCAGAGCCAGTTTCGGTAGCAGCTACTATTGATGAGGATAGTATAAAAGCATCTGCTACACAACGTACTAAGGCAGAAGGTTCCTTATGGCGTGTTAGCTTAAAACTGACATTTATTACACGTTCGGAAGCTTTAGAGCAGTTATTGGACCAATACCAAAATAAACCAGGTATTGTAAAATTAAAGCTCAATAATAATTTTCAGAAAATATTCGGGACCAACACCCAACCTTTATATATGAATTTTACGGTTGATGAAGGTGAAAGTGTGGATGATAAAAAAGCTGCAACCAAAGTAACTATTAAAGGTGTAACTAGTCAGAGGCCAGTATATTACACGGTTATATAGTGGTGTCCTATTTTATAAAGTAGTATCTCCTTAAAATTGTATTGTGCAAAAAGCATTATACAATGAGTTTAGAAAATTCACATTCATTATTTGCAGGTCCTTTATACATTGATCCAATGTATGGAGCTTCTTGCGTTCCAACACTATATAAAACAATTGTTGGAAATGTAGTTTCTGAAAAAACAGAACAAGAAAGAATTGAAGCAGTTACTTCTATTCAGGCCAATGCAAATGTAGATTCACAAACCAATAAAGTGGTTGTGCTTGATTTTAATCAACCTGTAGTCAAATATACTTATGGTGGTTGGTTAGGAACGCAATCGTATATCAATATTTTAAATTCTTATTTAAACGATCCTACAGTTGCAGGAATTGTTTTAAAAATTGATAGTGGTGGTGGTCAGGTGTATGGTACCGGAGAATTTTATGATTTCTTAAAGGATACTTCTAAACCTATTGTGGCTTATACAGGAGGTTATTTGTGTTCAGCAGCATATTACATGGCTGCTCCTTTAGCTTGGATTGTAGCTAATAAACGTGCTGATGCAATTGGTAGTATTGGTGCTTATGCCACTATTGTAGATTCTAATGGAATTTACGAGCACTTTGGAGCAAAAGTACATACTATGTACGCTTCTAAATCAAAAGGTAAAAATTCTGCTTATAGAGAAGTAATTGAAAACTCTAATTATGAGCCATACATCAAAGAGGAGTTAGATCCGATTGTAGAAGATTTTATTGCTGATATGAAAGCAGTACGTCCACAATTAAGTGAAGAAGTGTTTGATGGTTCTGCTTGGAACGGTGCAAATTCTTTGGATAAAGGATTAGTGGATGAACTAGGAACATTACAAACAGCTATTGACAAAGTATTTGCTTTAGCTTCAGAAAATAACCAATCAAATATAAATACAAATATGTCTACAGAACGTACACAAGTACAAGCTGTTTTAGGTTTGGATGCTCCGTTAGCAGTAAATGAGAACGGAAGTTATTTAAACGATGCGCAGTTGGATACTATGGAGAGTCATTTAAGTACTCAGGCGGAAACTATTGCCGAGTTAAATACTCAATTGGAAGCAGCTCAGGAAAACCCTGAATTGCAAGATCAATTAACTGTTGCAACGGAAGCTGCATCAGCAACAGAAGTTTCATTAGATGCTATGCTTACGGAAGCAGGATTAGCAGTTGAAGGAACGGTAACTGAAAAATTAACTGCATTATCTGCTAAAGTTGCTGTTATGGCAAATGCAGATGGGGCAACTCATACAATACCAAAAATTGATGCTACAGTTGAATCTGCTACAGCGGTGTCAATTGATGCAAATGCATCTCATAACCAAATAGCAGATCAAATTTAATAACCAATAAAATATTATGGCAATTAATGTACAAGACGTTGCGAAAGAGGTAAACGAATATGTAAAAGGTAACACGGAAGTGGTGTCTGCAGGTGTTTACTCTCCTGAAATTACGTTAAACAAACACTGTAAAACTATTACAGCGGTTAAAGGTAAGTTCCCTTCTTTTCATAAAATATTAGGGCATGTTGTTCAAGGTTTTAAAGCAGAATGGCAAGCTTTAGGAGAAGCTGAATTTAAGCACAAGATGCTTCAGAATTACCGTATGAAGGTAAACTTCCAAGTTGTGCCTGATGAAATTTTACATACTTGGTTAGCAGAGTTGTATACGGAAGGAAAATCAAAAGAAGATCACCCAATTTCTAAACACATCATGGATGAGTTAATGGAAAAGGTGGTTGATGATTTAGAAGATTTATCACAAACAGGTGTGTATAATGCTTCGGAAGCTGTTGATGGAACTTTTGGTGGTTCGTTAGATGGTATTGAAAATCAAGTTACTAAAGCATTAGCTGATACAGTCCATCCTGCATTTAAAATTCCTTTAAATGCAATTACTCCAGCAAACATCATTGATGAAGTGAAGTCGTTTGAAAAGCAATTGCCTAAAAAAACTCGTAAAAAAGTTAAAAAGATTTTTATGAGTCATACTCAAATGTTGGAGTATGCAGACCAATACGAGCAAACGTATGGTACTAAAGTAACTTATGTTGATGATGACACTATTAAGTCTCCATTAACTAAAAAGTTAATTGTAGGTTTAGATGTTTCTGATTCTATAATGTTTGCTCCAGTGGATGGTATTATGGCACGTTTAATTGATGTGTTTGATAAACCACAGGTTAATGATGTGCAAGTACAGGATTATGTTTTAAAGATATTCATGGACTGGTTTTTAGGTTATGATTTCTTAATAAACGAGCTTTTATATGTTGCTGTTTTTGATGGTAGCAAGAGAGGATTTGATAATGCAGTATTGAATGATCTGTATTATTCTAGTGAAAACTTACAAGTAACCGTATAAGGATATGGCAAACAAAGCACAACTTTTAACAGAAGCTCAGGAACTTGGTATTAAAGTTCCTGAAGGTGCTACAAACGCAGTGATAACTGCTTTGATAGTAGCGCGTAAATCAGCAGAGAATTCTACTGAAACGGAAACGGAAACGGAAACGGAAACGGAAACGGAAACGGAAACGGAAACGGAAACGGAAAAAGGTGACGTATTTGAAGTAAAAGGATCTAAATATACTTTTAGTGAATTATGCCCAGAGCGTTTACAGATGGACGGTAGGGTTCACACAAAAAAAGAATTGTTGAATAAAGCAGACTTGTTAGAATTCCTAGTAGTAGGTAACAGTCCGTTTATAAAATCTATATAATTATGTCAGTTCTTGTATTAGAAGATATCGGTGATGAAAGTTGTGAGCCAGTTTCTGGTTTAGCGGCTATTGTACGTTACTCTTTATTTGGTGATTACACCACTATTGAGGATCCGTTGGATTTGTGTGGTACGGTTAGTGCTACAAGTTACATGGAGTTAATTGAAATTCCTGCATCTCCTGGTCATGTTATGGCTTCAGGAACACAGATGCATAAAATGACTACCATTATTGAAACTGGTACTATAAAAAGTACTATGATTGGTGAAAAAGGTAGGCGTATGTTTGAAAATGAATTGGTAGTTGAAATGGCAGGTTCTAACTTGGAGTTATTAGGATTCCTACGTTGGATTAAAAACCAAAAATTAGTATTCCATGTTGAAGAATTTGGAACTGGTAATGTGCGTCAGTTAGGTTCAAAACGTTTACCTGCATGGGTAGAAGGAATTGAGCATGCTATTGAGGCAGCTGCAGAGGGTAAAAACTCTGTTACAATTACATTAAAAGATAAACAAAAGTGGCCAGCTTCTGTTTATAAAGGAACATTGCAAGACACACCAGTAGTGTAGTTTTTTTTGAGTTAGTTAATTAAAAGCATCTTAACGTTTGTTAAGATGCTTTTTTTTGTACCTATAAGTAATGATTAATGAGTCCCTAGTATTGGGTATTTTTAATCTTTTTATGAAAATATTTCGTTTTTATGGGTAACGTTTTTCTTTCTTTAGTAACTATAAAATGACAAGTATTATTTCCTCGAAATTTAGTCGTTAATGGTGTTTTTCTGAAGTAAGGATTTTCCTTACTTATTTCAATATAAATCCTTAGTGGTAGTTTTTTCGAATGTATTATTTTAGAAAAATAATAACTAAGATGCTTGTTTTGTGATGAATACATATAAAGTTATACCCAAATTTGCATTGAAATTAGTGCATAACTTTAGAGTATTTACTTGATGTTTAATTGATTAATTGGATAATTTCGTGAAGAATTATTAATTAATCAATTAAATGTTTATTATGAAAAAAGGATTATTATCAGCAGTATTAGTGTGTTTGTTTTTAATGGTTTCATCATGTGAAGTTGAAGATATTTCAAATGATAACGTAGCAAATTCACAAACAGAATTATTTACCAAAGATGAAGTTGATTCAGGAAAAGATGAAGAGCCTGATCCAGACGATAGAGATAGGACTAGTGCACCTAAAGTAAATGCATTAAATTTTGACCCAAAGTATGACCAATACAGTAGAGAAGGAGACTCAGGAAAAGATGAGGAACCAGACCCAGACGAAAGAGACTAAATATAAAAGCATTGCTTTTGTAATATTGTTAGGTGCTGTACTTTTTTGTGCAGCACCTTTTGTGCATATGGACTTTGATAAGGTTCCTACTGCAGTAAAAGATTTTAAAAAAGAAGTAGTTGCAACGGATGCTGTTTATAAAACAAAACAGTTAGAATTGCGTAAATTATACAATACTGGTGCAATTACTGGTGATGTCTTTATTACTGATAATGACTTACTAACAGCTGAAATATCGGTTTACGAAAAACAAAACGCTGTTACCTTACGAAAATTAGTTGATGATAATAGGGTGTGTGGTTTTAGGACCTTACGTTCCTTTTTAATTGGTTTTGGAATTCGGTTGCCTTACTTATTTTTTTCTGTAGTAATATTATTATTGTCCTTACAGCTTCCTAAAAAACCATACATAACACCGGCACTTGCTTTTTTAACTTCGGTTTCCGTATTTATTAGTGTGTATTTAATTACTTGGTTTTTATGGGATAGCGACTTTCCTAAATACATATATCATTCGGCAATTGCTGTAATATCAATACTATTAAGTGTTTCTGTTATTTATGGTTTATTGCATGTAAATGTCAGTTTTAAAAAGCGCGACCGTATTATTAAAAATTGGATTGGCTTTACAATTAAAGCTCAGAAAAATATAATTACCCCCCTAGTTGAATCTACTAACATACAAGAAAAGGAAACATTGGCAGCTAGATATGATGCCGACATGTGGAAGAATCTTGACAAAACTACTAAGCAATGAAACCAGAGCGTAAAAAAGAAATAATAAAAGACTTGTCTGCTAAAGGCTGGATTTCAGATGAAGATGTAAATGTTTTAGCAGAATTGAACGATACTATATTTTGTCATCATACAGCCGAGGATACCAATACCGATATGGATAAGCTGTTTTTTAGTTTTATCGCTTCGGATGCTGCGGAACTTACTGATGAACGACAATCGGTTATTGAAAGTTATATTCGTATGAAACGTTTGCTACATTGTTTGATTCACCAGGAGCATCCTGATAACATTGGTCAACTTCAATTTAATACTGGCTTTTAATGACATTTATTGATTTACTTAAAGAGTTAATTGCTACCTCAAAGGAGAGGTTAAAGAATCCGTTTGTAGGGGCGTTTGTTTCCTCATGGATAGTGTTTAATTGGAGGCCATTGGCGTATTTTGTGTTTTCTAATGAGAAAATAGACAATAAAATTTTAGCTATTGATGAGTGTTATCTTGATTGGTGGAATGGGTTAGTTTATCCGTTAATTACGGCTTCTGTTTATTTACTATTATTACCTTATTTGACACAGTTTTTTGATTGGGTTGTTATTTCCTCGGTAAAAAAAAGAAAAGAATATAAAACTACGGTTAGGGAGGTTGATATAATAAACGAAACCAAGTTATTGATTGTTCAGAATGAACTAGAAGATGCAAAAGCTAAGAATAAGGATAAAACTGAATTAAATAATGAAATTGATTCCTTAAAAAAAGTAATTGATGCTTCTGCAACTACTATAAAAGAACAAAAGAAAGAGTTAAAGGAAAGAGATTTGGAGGTTAAATCATTTGAAAATGATTTAACTCAATTAACTCGGGATTATCAGGTTTTAGAGAGTACTGATTTAAAAGTGATTGAAAAGTTAAATAAAAATGTAACTAATTTGGAGACCGAGTTAAAAGAAAAAACTTTAACAATTAAAAAAGGTGAAGATCAGTTAAGTAGTGTGATTAAAAACAATAGAAAGCTTAAGGATGTTGATTTAAAATACATTGATAAATTAACTGAGCAGGTAACAAGTTTGGGAGGAAAATTGCAGGAAATAGAGAAAGAATTAACTAAAAATAAAAGCCAAACTAAGGAAAAACAACAAGGGCAAATAGATTATTTAAATAGGTTAAATAAGGAATTAGATACTCTGAGAAGTGAATTAAAAGCAAAAAGCAAGGTAATTAATCAATTGACAAAACATAATATTGTTGATCCTGTATCTGTAAATATTGAAAACATAGAGGAGTATAGAAAAGATTTTTTCCTTTTCAAATCCTCCATGCTTTATCTTGATTTTTTTAGGGTAGCTTCTTTTATTTCAAATAATCAAAAGTTTCCTTCAGGGGTTAGTGATAAGCATAAGGACAAATATTCCAAGGAAGGTCTTACTGGTAAAGTTGTTAAAAACGGTGTTCATGAAACTATACATTTAACAGAAAAAGGGAGATACTTTTTAAACCTAGAAATTAATACTTAATTCGATATAACAAACTCAGTAATTCAATACCAACTAAACTATGAAGAAACTTATTAATCACTTTTTTATCTACGATACTTTAATACCTGGTTTTAATGAATATAATTGATTTAGCTAAAGAATTAATTGCTACCTCGAAGGAGCGATTAAAAAACCCTTTTGTGGGGGCGTTTATGTCATCATGGGCGGTGATTAATTGGAAACCAATATCTATAATGTTGTTTTCAACTAGATCGGTTGAAGATAAAATACAATTGATTACTGATAAACATGAATTCGTACAAAATAGCACTTTTATACCTTTACTAATTGCTTTTATATATGTTGTTATAATACCACATTTAATGGCTCAGATTGATAAATTAATAGCTAAGCCGATACGTGAAAGAAAGCATCATAAAACTATGGTTAAAGAAAATGACATTATAAATGAAACACAACTGGTTATTGCCCAGAATGAATTAGAAGATGCAAAAGCAAAGAATAAAGATAAAACTGAATTGAATGATAAGATTAAATCACTAGAAGGTATTATTAATAATAAAGATACTGCTATAAAAGAACATGAAGTTGAAGTTGAACAAATTAAAATTCAATTAGATACTAGTAAAATGGATTTATTAGATGAAACACAGTTTAGTTTTAAGGCTTTTAAATACACTGATTTATATAATTCTTTTTTTACTATCGCGACCTCTGTCAATGATAATGATAGATTTCCAGAGAACACATCAGATAACGTTATTGCAGATTATATTAAACTAGGAATAGTAAATCAAATATCAAATAAAACAGAGTATCATTATGAATTGTCCTTAAAAGGATCTGTGTTTTTAAAATGGTATAATCAAGAATTGGTTTCTGCTTTTATGAATGATAACACCACCTCTGAAAGTAAACCAAATTATGAAGTAGTGGAAAGTAATAGTTCATTAAATCCAAATTGGTTGCGTGAAAATAATATTGATGAATAATTAAATAAACCAAATCAAACTATGAAAAAAATGCTATTGCTATTTGTGTTAAGCACAGGATTAACTATGTCTGCTCAAAATAGAGTAAACAAAGTGAATGATGTATTTGTATCACAATCTGAAAAACTGACAGTGTCTGTTGGTTGGGAACAAAATGATGAAACAGGAACTTGGATTGAAAATAAAAATGTAATACATAATAAACTATGTCCTTCATATTGGACAGCAAGGGTCGAGCAAAACTTTGATTGGTTACAAGTGAATACAATCAAAAAACAAGGTATTAAGTATTATGTTTTTTTATACGAACGGCAATCAGGCAGGTATAAATACCCTAATATCAGAAAGAATTGGGAAAACCAATACAACACACATTTTTTTGTGTTAACTGCTCCTGAATATGAGTCGTTGAAATCGTCAATTGAATTAAAATCCGGTACAAATATTAAGGTTTCTAGTAAAATAAAAGGACATATAACAGATAGGTTCCATTCACTTGGAGGAGAGGATTTGTATAATGAAACAAATTTGTTAGCTAAAATAACTAAAGCAATAGAAAACCCTTCTTATTCGGAGTCTAGTATGATATTTAACTCGCAAATAACCGATGGTGTAGAACTTCTACGTTTTCGTTTGCCAGAAAGGTCGTCTTTAGGGGAGAGGAAAATGAATACTCAGTATTTTGAGAATAAATATGAAGATTTTAAAGCGTTATTAATTGAATAAAAAAGTTGATTGGTAAATAATTAAATTATATATATGAAAAAAGGAAATATAGTAAAATTGAATTCTGGAGGACCAGACATGACAATTAAAGGTTTTATAGGAGAGTCAACAAACCAATCGACAAACATGATTGATAAGGGATATAAAATGACAGGGCATTCTGATGGTGACCCATATTGCACATGGTTTGATAATCAAAACAAATTGCATACACAACCTTTTTTTTTACACATGCTAACACTTGTTAAGTAGTAAAATCAATTACTGAATAACTAGTGCAAAAACACTATTTCAAAACAAAAATCGATGCATTATATTAAACCACATAACGAAATGTGTTAGGGATAAAACACCTTAATCACGTATTAGTTTTAAAAATGAGAATGGACATTTAAAATTGTATATTATGGAAGCACCAAAATTTACAACAGAAGAGAGTAAGTTATTGTTACGTTTGTTAAAAGCTAATAGTGATAAGGCTGTTGCGGAATTAACAAGTCCTACAGGGTACTTGGATTTAGTAGTTAAGCTAAAAGAATTGGTTAATGTTTCTTATTTAGAGGCTGAAAATCCAATTGCTTATAAAATTAAAAATGGTGTTAGTGATGATATTACTTTTTTAGGAAAAGAAAAGTAGTTAATGTAATAACTAAATACTAAGCCACTCCTAATCGAGTGGTTTTTTTGTGTCCTATTTTAAAAACTTTACACTTTCCATATTTGTAGTATGGATGAGATAGCGTATTGGCTTGAAAATAAAGGAACGTATCAAGAAGGGGTTGTGTTATATGCTGCACACCCAAAACATAAACGTAATTTATTAAAGCTTTTTAATAAACGAAATAGCGCTGTTAATGAGCAAAAATTAAAATATGAGCTTAAAAAATTAGCGCTTGTAAATACTGCTGCTGTAAAGATAAAAACACCAATTGTAGTTGCTCCGGTAGTTAACCCTAAGGTTACTGTTGCAACTACTATTGCTGTTTATGAGAAAAAGCAGGCGTTGTTTTTTCATGAGTTACCAGAGGAATTGCAACCAGTATTATTAGAGGCTAATACTTTATTTAAAACCAATTGTTTGCTAAAAGTGCAGCTTAATGCTGTGTCTGAAGATAATGAAGAGGATGCGCTTGCTATACAGAAACAAATAGTTAGTAATGTTTCTAAAAACACTCTGTGTTGGCAAAAAATTGATTTCTGGAAACAACACCGAATACTCCCTAAATCAGATACGCATACAGTAGAGAGTTTGACTCCTGCACAATTAGTTAAGCGCGAGCAGTTGTTATTTGCTTCTATATCTAAACTTAAAAAACGTTTAAATATTAATATTGAAAAACTTAATGAGGCATCTACCACTAAGGCTCGAACAAAATTGGAACGTTCTATCACTAAACAAACCAATAATATTTTATTTAAAGAGGAGGAGAAGCTAAAAATTCAAGAACTAATCAATGGGGAATAAAAAAAGGCAAATGTTAGTCAAGCGTAATGATACTACGTTTGATAAAATAAAAGCACATTATATAAATCCTGAAGAATACCCGCTTACACCAACGAATCAGGGTTTGCTAGATAGGTGGAATGAGGTTTTGGTATTGCGTTTAGACCGTTTTACTAAAACTGAAATTGCTACAAAATGGAAAGAGGAAAAGAATTTGTCTCCTGCTCAAGCTTATATTGATATTAAAAATTCAGAATTGTTTTTTGGTGATGTGTTAAAGGCTAGTAAAGAAGGAGCAAAGGCAATTTGGATGGAATATGCTATTGATTTATTGAAGCGTTGTGTTAAAAAAGGGGATAGAGCAAATGAAGCAAAAGCCTTAAAAATGATTGCTGAATATGGCGACTTCAAAGAAGAGGATAATCCAGATTTTAACCCTGAAAAGCTTGAAAATGTAAAAATTGAGTTTGCTATACCAAAACAGTATTTACCATATTTAAAATCTAAACAACCCTCAGGAGTTGATGATTTTAATTTAACTGAGCCATTAGATGTTGATTATGAAGAAATCGAAATCGAGATAAAAGATGCTAAAAAAGAGTAAAAAAGTTTTTTTAAACATACCACAAGCTAGAGCGTTTTCAAACATACGACAAATGAATTTTTGGGAGTGGGGACGCGCTACTGGTAAATCTACCGGGTTGGGTTTTGGTGCAAGGAAATTTGTTACTCAATTACCTAGAGCTTCCATGTTTTTGGTTGGTAGTACGTATTCTCAAATATTATCAAGAACATTACCTTCTACTATTGAAGGAATGGAAATGTTTGGTTTGTATCAAGATGTTGATTATGTTGTTGGGAGGTCGGGTAAAAAAATGGGTTTTAAAATGCCATTCCAACCACCTAACCAATGGAATAATATTATACATTTTAGTAATGGTGCTATATTTCAATTAGTGTCCTTAGACAACCCTAATTCGGGGCGTGGTTTGAATAGTTATGGTGGTATTGGTGATGAAGCAGCTTTATTGGATCCAGAGAAGTTATTCAATAATGTGCAGACAACCAACAGGGCTAAAAAAGAAGTTTTTTCAAAATGTCCAATGTTAGGGGTTGAAATATACGCTTCATCTACTCCGATTTCTAAAAAAGGAAAGTGGTTTATTGAGAATGAAGAAAAAGCAAAACGGGACCCAGAAAATATTTATTTTTCAAAAGCAAATGCTTTTTGGAACCCTTTCTTACAGGACAATTACTTTCAGAAAATGAAAGATCAGTCTCCTTCTGAAATGTTATACAATGCTGAGATATTAAATATTAGGCCTACTGAAATTACTGATGGTTTTTATGCTAACCTTAATCCTGACAGGCATTATTATAAAGACTATAATCAAGGCTAT